AGGGCAAGCCGGACGTTGTACTCGTTACCGGCGAGAACTTCGACGCTTTCGTCACGCAACAACTCGGGCCGCCGGCCGGCGTGGCCACTGACGAGAATCCGGATCCTGAGGCCGAGGGCGCTGCGGCGCTGGCCGAACTGGAGGCAAAGAAGGCCGCAGATAAAGCCGCTGCTGAGCAGCCCCGCGAAGGTGACGAAAAGGACGGCAAGGTCTTTTTCAAGGGCAAATTCGTTGGTAAGCAGGACTTCGGCTACCGGCTGCACCTGAAAGAGCAGGAAATCCAGGCCGCGACCTCTGAAAAAGTGGCGAAGGCGGCCAAGGATGCCGAAGATGCCCGCGCAGAAGCGGTCAAGGCGGCAAAAGAGCGCGACGAACTGCGCGCCAAGTACGAGCCGCCGCGATCCACTGAAATCGGACCGGAACCGCAGCCGAGCCAGTTCACAGACATGGCCGAGTATGCGAAAGCGCTGAAAGAATGGGCCGGCCAGAAGGCGTTAAACGAGGCCAAGGCAGCGCGCGAGACGGAGCAGGCTACCAGAGAGCGCGAAGCTCTCGTCAAGGGCTGGAATGCCCGTATGGAGGCCGCCAGGACGGCAATCCCTGACTTTACGGCAAAGATCGAGGCGAGCCCGCTGCAGGTGTCCGACCAGATGCGCGACGCGATCATCGAATCCGAAGTCGGGCCGCAGATTCTGTATCACTTTGCCGAGCACCCTGAGGTTGCCGAGGCGATGGGCAAGCTCAGCATCAAGGCAATGCTGAAGGAATTCGGCAAACTGGAGGACAAAATCGGGAGCGCGGGCAAGCCGCAAGCCAAAAGCGGAAACGGCGCTGCGGGCGCTGCTACCGTGGCGGAAATCAGCAAGGCGCCAGCGCCGATCAGTCCACTAAAAGGCGGTTCTGCCGTGCCTGGGCTGAAATTCGATGCTGCTGGCAACTGGCTTGGCACGCCTGAGGAATGGGCTGCGGCCAGACGCTCGGGCAAGATCAAATGAAAACGCTTGTAGAGTTGACTGTTCGCTACGGCGAATATGGGGAAAACTCCAAGACTGTTGCTATCCAAATATCAGAAGAATTGACGCGCGAATTGCTTTGCCGACGCGAACTAAGCAATGAACTATTTTCTCTAATTCTTGCATCGCCAGGAGCGTTTGGCGGACACGGAGATGCGATTACAATCAGGGAAAGAACGTTCAAAATGCGCAGAGATATTGCTATCGACATAGCACAAGCGATGATTCCAGAATTAATGAAAGCATTCGGTATTAACGATGAACTGGATGGATACAAAATTGACGAAATGAGTGAAGATGAACGAGCCTGGCATCATGAGCGTGGTCGTTTATAGCGGGCAAGATCAAGTGAAGCTCAAAATATTTCCGAATCCGATGCGCGACGATGGTGTATTCGTTGCCGAAGATCGACCAATCGAGCCATATTCAGGGGTGCATGGCGCAAATGGTGAGGTTTTGTTCCAAGCGGTGCCGCAAGGCCGCATTAGGATCATGAATCAACTGCCGCGCGACTTTGCCGAGGAATTAGTACGCCGTTGGAACAGCTTTGAGGCAGAAATTTGACAACTATCCGGCATAAGCGTAAGTTAATCCGCAACATTTCGCCAGCCTAAGCGCAACCAGGCCAGCCAACCGACTGCAATTCGGGAACACCTCGCCCGCTTCGAGTCGTCATCCGAAGCCGCCTCGCCAGCGTCGCCGGCGCCCATGAAGTCTCCACGAGATTCAGAGACACGGTGCAACGCCGTTCTTTTTCGTTTTACGGAGACATCCATGCAAACGCTGTTGAAATTGCTTGCGCCGCTTGGCGCGTGGCTCGAATCGTACGCCGCGTGGAGCGGGTTGCAGTTATACGCCGTCGATACGCTGCTCACGATTTCGCAAATCACCAACGAGGCGCTCATGGTGCTTCAGAACGAGCTCACGTTCACGAGCAAGGTGACGCGCCAGTACGACGATTCGTTCGCCATTGACGGCGCGAAGATCGGCGACACGTTGAACGTCAGGCGCCCGCCGCGCTTCATCGGCACATCGGGGCCTAACCTCAACGTGGAGGACTTCAACCAGACCAGCATCCCGCTGGTAGTGGGTGATCCGACGAAATACGGCGATCAGTTTCACGTCGATGTGGCATTTACGACGAAAGACTTGCGCCTATCGCTTGGCGCGTTCAGCGAGAATGTCATCGTCCCGGCCGTCGCGGCCGTCGCCAATCGCGTGGACTTCATCGGCCTGCAAATGGCGAAAAACTCCGTCGCCAACATCGTAGGCGTGCCGGGTACGCCGCCAACTTCGCTACTGACCTACCTCACTGCCGGCGCCTTCCTGACCGCCGAGGCCACACCAAAGGACCGCACCCGGACCGTGTGCATTGAGCAATTCACTTCCGCGACAATCGTCGATGCGCTCAAGGGCCTCTTCAATCCGCAGGACAAGATCAGCAGCCAGTACCGCAGCGGGCGTATGGGCACGGACTCCGCGGGGATGGAATGGTACGTGGATCAGAACATCAACAATCAGAACTTCGGCTCCTGGGCGGGCGCTGCGGCATCAACCCTGACTGCGCCTTCAACCACGTTCGGCATTGGCGCAGGATGGGCCGCAACAAGCACGTTCGTTCTTACCGCTGGCGCCACGGTCACGCTGCGCAAAGGCGATATCGTCAGCTTCGCAGGCGTGTTCCCGGTCAATCCGCAGAACCGGCAAATCTACGGGAGCAAGCCGCGCACGTTCGTCGTCCAGAACGACCTGACGATTACCGGCGCATCTACCGGCACACTCACGGTTGCGCCTGCAATCATCTGGGCCGGCCAGTTCCAGAACGTGAGCATCCTCAATCCGAGCGCGACCGCGGCGGTAACGGCGCTGTCCCTCGGCGTATCAGGCGTCGGCGTGACGAGCCCGCAGAACATTCTGTTCCATCGGTATGCGTTCACGTGCGCGATGCCGGATTTGCCGATGGTGGGCGGCGTGGATATGAGCGCGCGAGCGAGCAGCAAGGAATCGGGGATGAGCATACGGGTGGTTAGGCAATATACTATCAACAATGACCAACTTCCAGCTCGCTTCGATTGCTTGTTCGGTTGGGCCGCCCTCTATCAGGAGTGCGCATGTCGTATTTGTGCGTAGAATACGCATTCGATGAATGCGTTCTACACATACCTGCACAAAAAGCCAGGAGGCGCTGTGTTCTATGTCGGCAAGGGCATGGGAGACAGGGCCTATTCTCACGACAATCGCAATATCCATTGGCGGCGAACGGTAGCGAAATACGGACTTGAAGTGCAGATCATGTCGTATTGGGACACAGAGCAAGAAGCATTCGAGCAGGAAAAACTTCTGATCAAAAGTTTCCGAGACAGCGGCATCAAGCTGGTAAATCTAACCAATGGCGGCGAAGGTTCAAGCGGCTATAAGTGGAACGATGAGCAGAAGGAGCGCTGGCGCGCGGCAAATGCACAAAATGGAATGCTTGGTAAAAAACATTCCGACTCGGCCAAAGCGAAAATGAGCCTCAAGAGCGCCGGCCACAAAACATCGGAAGCAACGCGCGCAAAGATATCCGAAAAGATGAAAGTACGAGTTTTTTCAGAAACGCACAGGAAAAATCTAAGCGTTGCCACAACTGGCGGCAATAATCCAACTGCCAGGCCATGCGTGGTGAACGGCATCAGTTTCGATTGTGCGCAAGCAGCGGCAACCGCAATGGGAGTTTGCAAATCCACCGTGGCGCGTAAATGCAAGCGCGGAGACAATCCGCTTTTCCAGTACGTCTAGGAGCCCCGCATGGCAGCCTCAGTCACAGTCACCAACGGCGCGGCAAGCGGGCAGCTCACGGTCAAGCTACAGACGATCAACGGCGATCCAGTCGGCACGCCTGACGTGAAAGTTGCAGCCGGCGGCAATACCGTGGTTGTTATCAATTTCGATCAACGCATCGTCGTCACCACCACTACTCCGTAGGAGCACATTATGGCCGCACCGAATTCCCAACTCTCTACGCCGCTGCAGGTCTTGTCTGCAAACCAGGCCGTGCGCCTGCTCTGCTATGCGCTCAACGTATCGGCCAATGCCGTTGCCGATACGGTGATGCCGCTGATCGACACATCGAAATTCAGCGTGCTCTATGTCATCGTGACGGACACGACGGCGAGCCTTGCGCAGGCTCTTGGGGGAGTCTTTACCGGCCCCGGCGCCACAGGCACTACCATCGTCACGGCGGCGGCTCTGTCTGCGGCTACCGATGCAACCATCGTTGTGCAGCAGACCGTCGCATCGACCGCCGTGGTGACGAACGTGACGAACCTGTACTATCGCGTGACGGTGGTCAATACGGCGGCAGCAAACTTCGATGTATTTTGCTACGGATTTTCCTTCGACAATTTGCCGCAATCTCCGTAAGCCGATCTGATTCCCGCTGACACGACAATATTTAAGGACTCATCATGCCAACGACTGGACGCACGCGCGGGATTGCGACGGCGGTAGACGAGGCGAAAGTCGTCACGTTCAATTATGTTGCCGCACTGGTAACGCAGAAGTTTTTCACGGCCGCGGCACCTATGCTGGTTGTTGACATCACGGTAACGCCGCGCGTTGCCGGCAACGATGCTGGCGTTGTCAATCTCGCGTTTTTCAAGGCAGCATCTGGCGTTGCCGTTGGCAGCGGAACCGCCATCACGGCAGCAGCTGCGGCAAATCTGAAGGGCACGGCGGACGTGAATCAGGTGCTCACTCTGGTATCCGATCCTGCCGCACTCACGTTGCAGGTAGGCGACTCGCTCGGCTACGTGCTGACCGGAACCGCCACGCTTGCCGTTGGCTGCGTGACCGTGACCCTTGAACCCGCATGATCGCGTTCAATCCTACCGGAGCGCTCCTGAGTTTTACTGCTGCGGTAGTCCCGCCCACGTCGGTTCAGGCACTTAGCTTGAACGGCGTGCAATGCCAGCAGGTCTGTCTGACCAATGCTGACGGCGCGATTGACTGCGTTGTAGGATGGGGTGCAACCGATGCCGCAGCGAAGTACGCCGCGCTTAATCCGACGATCTCGCTCAACTGCTACTTTCTTCTGGCGCGCAGTCAAGTGGTGGTCACCACGGGCGACGATATGTTCTTCTCAGGCGCCACGGCGTCCGCAACCGCAGCGATAAAGGTCCAAGCCGGCCTGGGGATATAGCGCCGTGCAAGCGCTCGATCTCTGCACTCGCGCGCTACGCAGCATCGGCGCCTACGCAACGGGCGAACCGATTGACTCGGACGATTTATCCGATTGCCTTGACACCCTCAACGACATGCTCGCCACCTGGAGCAATGCCACGCTGATGGTTCCCTATGTGACTGAGATCATCCACACGCTGCAAACAAATCTTGAAAAATACACGCTCGGTCCCGGCGGCACGATAGGCGGTACATTCACCGGATCAATCTCTGTCGGCCCGCCGCCTACGCTTACCGTTTCCGCCATTCCGCTTGGCAACATCGCGCTCGGCATGACGATAACTGGCGCTGGTGTTCTGCCGGGAACGAAGATCACGCAATTTCAGGCTGGCGCAGGCGACATCGGCACCTACACTGTCAATGTTCCGCAAGCGGTTGCAAGCGTGGCGATGCAGTCATCCTACGAACGGCCGCTGCGGATCAATTCCGGGTTCGTGCGCGTGTCCGGCATTGATTATCCGATTACGCCGATGAATATCGAGCGCTTCGAATTGCTGGGGCTGAAAAAACTGAATGGCCCGTGGCCGCGCGTCGTCTACTGGCAACCTACCAGCCCGATCAGCAACGTGACCTATTGGCCCGTTCCCGGCTCTGGCGAAGTCCACCTATTCGTTGAAACCGTGCTCCAGGGGTTCACCGCGCTCTCCGATACCGTTAATCTGCCGCAGGGTTATGCCGCCGCGATCCGCTGGAATCTCGCGGAGCAATTGCTGCCTGAGTACGGCAAAGGCGGAGAAGTCGCGCAGATCATCATGAAGCACGCGGCCAGTTCGCGCGCGTGGATCAAGCGCACAAATCAAATGCCGCCGCAGGTTATGAGTTTTGATCCTGAATTGCTTGGCAGGCCGGGGCGCGTCGGGGCCGGGTGGATACTCGGCGGAGGATTCATACCTTGAAACGCAACGTGGAGCAATAGGCGTGGATTTCCGTTTCGTAGGCGCTTCTTATGTCGCGTTCTCGCAAACACAGAACGACGAGGAATGCGTGAACTGGATGCCTGAAATTGATACGACCAAGCAACCTGACGAGCGCGGCGTAATCGCTCTCCTGCCAACTCCGGGCATGCTTTTGCGCCACGAATGCCCCGTTGCAGAAGTGCGCGCGTTTCACACTCTCCCAGGCGGAGAGTTGATGCTGGCCGTAGTCGGCAGCGTGCTCTATAGCGTAACGCAGGCTTATGTGGCAACCGCTGTAGGCACACTCGCAACTTCTATCGGCATCGTGCATATCGCCGATAACAATTTCGTCGCCATGCTCGCAGATGGGGCGAACCGCTACAGTTACGACTGGCGTGCCAATGCGTTCGCGGTGCTCACCGACGGCGCATTTACCGGCGCGGATTGGGTAGACGAACTGGATAACTTTTTCATCTACAACCGGCCCGGCACGAACCAATGGGGATCGAGTGACGTTGATGTGGCGACATCCAGCCCGCTCAACTTGGGCGCGATGATAGGCGCTGGCGGCAATGTGGTTGCTCTCATTGCCGACCATCGGCAAATCCTCCTCATCGGAGAGCAGTATTCGGAGCGATGGGTGAATGTCGGTACATTCCCGTTTCCGTTTGCGATCATCCCCGGTTCGTCGATGCAGCATGGCACGGGCGCTCCGCACAGCATCGCGCGGCTTGGCGAAGGCATCGCATTCCTGTCGCAGGACACGCGCGGCAATGCGACGGTGATTACGTGGGGCGCCGCGATACCGAACCCGCAGCGCATATCGACTTTCGCCGTGGAGCAGGCGATTCAGAGCTACGCGGTCACGAACGATGCAATCGGATTCACCTACTCGCAATCCGGGCACGAGTTTTACTTCCTCATTTTTCCGACGCAAAATATCACGTGGGTCTACGACCTCGCAACCACGCTATGGCACAAACGCGCATGGCGCGATCCGCTTGGCGTCTATAACCGGCATCGCGCCAATTGCGTTGCGGTGTTCGGGAACGATATCGTGGTCGGCGACTGGCAGAACGGCAAAATCTATGCGCTATCGCAAACCACTTTCACGGACGACGGTGCGCCGTTGCCGTGCCTTCGCCGGTGCAGGCATTTGACGAGTGACCTGCGCCGGCAATTTTTCCACGACTTGCAGATTCAGTTCCAGCCGGGCATGGGGTTGAACGCGGGGCAAGGGTCTGACCCCGAGTGTATTCTGCGCTGGAGCAACGACGGCGGGCAGACATGGGGCAATAACCACGTGTTGAAGCTCGGCAAAATGGGCAAGTACCGCAACCGCGCGATCAAGCGCAGGCTCGGATGGGCGCGCGATCGCGTGTTCGAGATAGTCACTACAGATCCTATTTTCCGCGTGGTGGTATCGGCGAACCTGAACGCATCCGGCGGAGAAAACTGATGGCTGATCTCTATTTTCCCGAATGCAAATTAATCGATAGCTGCGGCTACATGGATTTTACGTGGCAGTCGTACTTTAGGCAGGAACAGAACAGCCTCTCATTCGCTGGCAATGTCACCGGGCCTACAGGTTCAACGCTTGGCCACATTGCCACCTTTGCCGATCCATCCGGCAAGACGCTGCAAGACGGTGGAGCGCTCGGCACAGCGGCGTTTCAGCCTACTAGCGCATTTCAGCCGGTCAACGCCAAACTGACGACCATTGCCGCGCAGCCACCTGCTGTAACTGCCGGACCGGCGCCGGCTGGCGGTATAGGAATTGCCGCTGGCGCGTGGTCAAGCGCGGTAGATCGAGATGCGGCAATTGCGCTCCTGAACACGATCAGGACGGCATTAATTCAGAACGGAATTCTAACGTGATCGAACCCGCACTCAGTTCCGTCCCGCTCGCCGTCCAGCCGCAGGACTTCTACCGTCACATCGGTAACGTGTTCGTGAAGCGCATGTACCTCGCCGAACGCGGGCAATCGTGCATCGGGCACGCGCACAAGCACGCGCACCTGACCCTCCTTGCGCACGGCTCCGTGCTCATAAAATCCAGCGGCATTGATCTGACTTTCTACGCCCCTGCGTTTATCGACATCGGCGCAGGCGAGCATCATCAGTTCGTGGCGCTTGCCGATGAAACGCTGCTCTATTGCATCCACGATTGCAAAGGGCTCGATCCAGACGACCTGGGCGAGCCATTTATCGAGAAAGCGGGGTAACGCCATGCCATTCGCGCTTATAGCAGGGGCAGGCATCGTCGGCGGATTGCTTGGCGCCGTGTCATCAAGCCATGCGGCCGATCAGGCTGCTGGCGCCGCGAATCAAGCGACGCAGACGCAACAGCAGATGTTCAACACGATCAACCAGCAGCAGTCCCCGTATCGGCAGGCTGGCTATAACGCGCTCTCCGCGCTCGGGACCGGATTTGGTGCAACGGGCGCGGGTGGTTTCCCGTTCGATTCCACGGCTGGAACCGGCTTGTCAGATGGTTCACAGACTGGCTCAAATGCATTTAGCGGCATCGCGCCGGGACAATTCACGCATCAGTTCAATGCCGCCGATCTGAATGCGAATCTCGCGCCGAATTACCAATTCCAACTCGGGCAGGGCCTGGGCGCGGTGCAGAACGCGAGCAACCTGCAAACGGGATTCAGCGGGAATACCTTAAAAGGCATAAACGATTACGCGCAGAATTTCGCCGGAAATGCCTATCAGAACGCATTCGCCAACTACACGGCGAACCAGACGAACATTTTCAATCGGTTGTCTAGCATTGCCGGCCTTGGACAGACCGCGAATGCGAACGTGGGCAATGCCGGGGCCGTCATTTCCGGCAACGCGGCGCAGTCGCAGATTGCGAGCGGCGCGGCGCAGGCGGCGGGCACAGTGGGCACTGCGAACGCGCTGGCGGGCGGGCTGCAAAACGCCGCAAGCTGGTACGCGCTGCCTCAATTCCTGGGGCGCGGCGCCGGATCGACTCCGCCCGTATTCGATACGCTCTTTAGCAATTAGCCATGCCGCTTGACTATTCATACATCGCAACGCCGCAAGTCCCGAACGCGATGAACTCGCTCGGGTCGATGCTCGATATTGCGGGCAAGGCACAGCAGTTGCAGACCTCCCGGCAGGAATTCCAGCGCGGCGGCGTGGAATTGCAAAAGGCGCAGGCGCTGTTGCAGCCGGCGATTGCCCAGGGGCAGGCGGCGTCCGAAATCGCGCAGACCGGAGCGCTTGCCGCCAAGTTCAGGCTCCAGGGCGAGCAGGCCGGCGTGGCGTTGAATGAGGCGGCCACGCTTGCATCCGATCCGGTGATGCAAAAAGACGATCCTGAAGGGCAGATCATGGCGCTAAAGGATGCTCGCCAGCGCATGATCGCCCGCGGCGTTCCCGAATGGCAGGCCGAATTTCAGACCGCGCACCTTGTACCTTTCGCGCAAAAGCCGGGTGCCCTCTATCAGATGCTCCAGAACATCGGGCGTGCGAACGCCGGGCCGGCAGCGCAGGCTGCGGTCATCAACGCGCCGGTGACGCCGGTTACAACGCCGGGCGGAGCAATCGCCCCGCTGCAATTACAGCCTGGAGCGCCTGGAGCGGTGCAGCCAGTGCCGATTTCATCGCTCCAGCCGCCAGCCGCTGCGCCGGCACCTGCGGCGCCTGGCATCATCCCGGCAGGAATACCGCCCGGACAAGTCCAGCAATCGACAACCGACTTGCTCGGAAATCCGATCATCGTAGAAAAGAACCAGCAAGGCGGGATTTCGTTCAAGGCGCCCCCTGGATCAGCCTACAAGCCAGTAATGGCACTTCCGCCGGGCGAGAGCGCGCAGAGCGTACCTGATCTGCTGGCGATGCGCGCAAGGGCCAATGCGCTCGGCGCCGCAGCCCCGGCGCAGCATTTCAACAACAAAATGATTCTCGATCTGGCGCCCGATGCCTTTACCGGAACCGGCGGTGGAAAGCTCGCATCCATGCTCAATGCCGTGGGCATTCAAACCACAAACGATGTGGGCGCGGATACCGCCGCGCTAAAGCACTATATTGCGCTGCAAATCCAACAGAATGCGGCATCGGCGGGCGCGAATACGGATGAATCGCGTAGCTTGGCAGCACAGGCCGTTTTGCCAAGCGATTCGCCAGAAAAGGCGATTAAGAGCATCACCAAGGTCAATGATGCCTACGTGACCCTGAACGAGCACCTCAATGCTGGCATGGAGGCAGCGATCGCCAATCCGAACAATCAATACGGTCCGTTGATTGCGCGCAAGTTCCAAAATGCGTGGGCGGCAAATGTGGATCCGCGCATTGCCTTGTTGGAAAACGCGCAGAAATCCGGCGACACAGAGACGATAAATCGCGTGCTCGGGCCAAAAGGTTCGCCCCAGCGCAAGGCAGCCGAGGCCGCTTTGCTGCCCAAGGCGCGCGCGCTGAGCGCTTTGTCTCAGGGGCAACTCTGATGGCCTTTGAAGGCGCCATTTCCGTACTTGGTGGCGATCCTGGCGCATCCATGCGGGTGTCTGCCAGCGAACAAGCTGGGCGCGATCAGACGCGCCTGCGCATCCTGCAAGCCGAATCGGCAGACCCCGCGAACGCTGGCGATGCCGCTTTGCAACGCGAACTCGCTACTGAGAGCGCAAAGCAGGGACAGCAGCCGGCGAACGATACCGGGCCGTTTTCCGGGGCGATTCAGGTGCTCTCTGGAGGGGAAGGGCCGGCGCCGGCCGGCGCTTCTGATCCACGTGTAACTGCGCCGAAAGCGCCTGTAGAACTTGGTGCGGCGACGCGGGCAGCAAACACCGCTATTCAAGGCGCTTTGACCGCTGGCGATACCGTGCGCAGCGTCGAAACCTCATTCCTCAAAGGCGCGGCATCCTTGGCCGATACTGCCTATGGCATCGTTCCGGGGGTGCTTGGCGGCGTTACCTATGCCGCTGGCAGGCTGATAGGCAAATCGCCTGAAGTCGCCTCAGAATCTGCCAATACGCTTACAGGCGCCCTTGATAACCCAATCGGGAAAGTGTTCGGCATCACGAACGATCCGGCATATGCTGGCGAAGCGTCACGGCGGATCATGAACTTCATCGGCGAGAACATCGGCAAGGGCGCGCAGTGGGTATCCGCCCATACGGGGCTGCCGGTAAAGGACGTGGAAAACATGGCGCAAACAGCGTCCGCCGTTGTGCCTGGGGCTATCGGCAAAGTCGCCGGAGCGATAGCGCGGCCGGTAGCCGCGGCGGCAAAGGCAGTCGGCGAATACAAGGGCGGAATCGAGGCGAAACTGGCGGCGCCTGAACCGGCGCCATTGCCGGATCGCCCAATGGCCGGCGGCGGTGCAGCGACGGTTCAGCACAATCCGTATCCTGTTCTGAGCGGAGAAGTGACCGCTCGCGACGGTTCGTTTCCGGTCATCAAGACCTCGCTGATTCCAGGCAACGTGACGGTTCCAGAGCAGGCCGTGCGTGCGCAAATTGCAAATGAGATTGTCAACAACGGCAGGGTGCGGGAAGGCGTAGCGACAGGCAACGAAGATGCGCTGCGCACCGAACACACGCTCGCCAAGAAGGCCGATGCCGATCCTGCTCACCCTGATCCCAAAGCCGCGCTGCTGCGCCAGCAAATCGCCGCAGAACAGAAGGGGTTGACGGACTACGCGGAGCAGCGCGTTGAGGCTACCGGCGCATCCTCGCGCCACATGAACGATGAGCAGCGCGGCATGTTCCTCAATAGCGTGGTGCATGGCGAAGGCGGTGTCATGGGCTGGCTTGAGGGCCAATGGAATCAGCTTTACGCCAAGGCGCGCGACACGATGGGCAAAAACCCAGTGAGTACGCCGCTGCTGGAGGAAGGACTTGCTGATAAACAGCGCGCGGCCATGCTACAGGCGCTCGACAAGCCGGGGCTGTTACCCGGCGTCGGCGCGCTGGTCAAACAGGCGCGGGAAGTCGGATTCAAGACCCCGGATGGCAGGGTAGCCGAGCCCGGCTCAATCGCCGCCTTTGAAGTGGTGCGCCAGCACTTGAACACGCTCATAAACGCCGATTCGCGCACTGCTTTTGCCAGCAAGGGCCTGAAAAACCTGCTCGATGCCGACGTAGCCAATGCAGGCGGTCCGGGCCTCTATGAACAGGCGCGCGGGCTCTTTCATGCCGGAAATACCATATTCGAGTCCCCAGGCATCAAAAACCTGTTCGGCGAGGCGGACGCGAATGGCGTAATCGTGTCCAAGACCGCGCCGAACAAGATTTTGGCGAAGCTCAACAACATGCCGACGGATCAATGGCAGCATATCTACGAAACATTCGATTCGCTGAATCGTGGGGTGATTCCAGGTGCGCCGGAAGGCACCACGATACCGCAGCGCATCCGCGATCAGGCGGCGCAGGCGAAGCGCGAAATGGCCGGCTCACTTGCGCGCGAAATCCACGATCAGGGCGCTGGCAAGATCGGCGTCTGGAACCAGAACTCTGCCAACAATGCCATGAACCGGCTCGAATCGAAGCTGGCGATTGCCATGCCGCCGGATGAACTGGCGAAATTCCACACGCTCAATTTAGGCGGGCAGATCATGCCTGGAGTGCATTCCTACGAGGGCGCCGGGCAGCAGATCAACCGGATGAATCAGCCGGGATTCCTTGAGCGCAGTTTGCCAGCCATCGGCGCCGCAGCGGGACGCTTTACAGGTATCCCCGGAGGAGAATTTGTAGGCGGGCGCGCGGGCGAAAATATCTCCGGCCGAATGTCGGCTTCGCAGCGACTTCGCGAGACAAACGAATTGCGAAAGAACATGGAAGCAAACGCGCGCCTTCGCCTGCTGCGCGATGTAAAACCGTGACTAAAGCAAAATGAAAAGCGCCACGCAAATAGCTATTAAAGCCGCCGGTCCGATAATGGAGATGGCGATAAGTACAAGAAACGGCTCTACGACTACCTCGTATGATTCTTTCGGCGTAAGCAACATTTTCCCTCTCCCCATGAAAAATTTACTTATATCACGGATTTGGGGCACGCAATGAGCGTTTCGGCCGCGGGCAGTATCGGTTTTTTCTACCAGTCATTTTTGCCGGCGGGCTTGCCGAACGCAGGCGGAACGATTGACACGTTCCTGACAAATACAAACACACCGCAGGCGACATTTACCAGCGCGTCTGGCGCAACACCGAATTCCAATCCGATCCAATTAGGTGCGGACGGTCGCGTGCCGTCAGAAATCTACTGTACGGACGGAATTGCCTACACCTTCGTGCTGAAGGATGCACTTGGAAACACCCTCAAAACGCAAAATGATATCGTCGGAATAGGTAGCGTCGGCACAGCGTTAAGCACTGCTCTTGCCGGACCTGGCGGCGGCGATCTGGTCAGTTTCCTGCAAGCCGGGACCGCAGCGCAGCCGCGCACCTCGCTATCCAAAGAACAGGACATTCTGAGCCTCTTCGACTGGCTCACTCCTACGCAGATTGCCTCTGTACGCTCAGGCGGAGCGCCAGACGTTACCGTTCCCTTTCAGGCATTGCTTAACGACCTTGCGACCGTGGCCGTGTACCCATGGGGCGCCAGCATTTACATCCCGCGCGGCAGATACGCCATTTCAGCACCGATCACCGTCCCCGAAAACCTGACCCAATTCAACCTGCAAGGCGATGGTATGTTTGCAACGCGCTTCGAGATCGCGGCAGGCGTCATCATGTTTATCGGCGTGCCGCTGCACAGCGTTGTCAACTCGCTGCATTGGTCCGACATCGGTTTTTTCGGCGGCGCAGGCGTGACTTTCTTTGGCACGCGGAACGTTGATCGGTCGATGTGGAATTTTGATTTCTGCCAGTTCCGGGATCAGACTGTCACTTCTATCGATATGTTTGCTGCGCCCGGAGCGTCCAGCCTCGATGCGCAGGCGTACCGCTGCCTGTTCTGGGGCGCGCAGAAGATGGTCAATGCGACGTGCGACTACTTCATGGTCCGGGATTGTTGGGCTGAAATTGCAACACCCGGAGCAGTATTCAGTGGAGCGCAGACGTTTAACATCGAAGGCTTAACCGGCGTTCCATTCGGCGGTGCCGGGGCAGCGGCTTGCTGGCTTGAAAGTTCAGCACACTGCACTTTGAGGCGCAATCGTTTTGGTTCCGAGGATGGGCATGGGCGCACGGTGCTGCATCAGCTTGCGGCAGGATCAGCTACGACCGTTCGCATCGAAAACAATTTCGCGCCTACCGATGACTACGCCTACAAGTTCGACGCTGCGCCTGAATTCCTGTCGATCAAGACGAACGACGGATATAGCCTACTGGGCGGAGCTGGCTGCAAGGGCATTAAATTCTCGACTGCATCAGCACTCAGTGCATCCAAAGTATTCATGGAGCGCGGCAAGTGGGAGTTTGATGACTTCGATCCAACGGGAACGCAGTTCTCTAACGACGGTTCTGCACAAAGCGCACCGATGCAGGAGCTTGCCTATGCCAAGGTGATGAATACTTTGCTTCTGCCTGGGCGCAGTTCCAACGTTCTGTATGCCGATATGGTAGTGCAGGCTGGATCGGTCGCTGCTTTCACAGATGGTGGGCACACGAATAGCACGCTTGGGACAGGAGCGTATCCGCTCCTTGGCGCGTTGGTCAGTACGAAAATAACAGCTACAGCGGAGGGTGCTACGGCTATTCAAACTGGCTTCGGCATTGCTAGTGGATTGGCCGCAGACATTGGGGTGATGACAGCAGTGTTTGACTTCTACGTCACCGGCGCTACGCATCCATTTGAGTCCATTATGTACGTGCAAGGCAACTACCGGCATCAGGATATTCACAACGGCTTTAACATCGTCTGTTATCAGATTCAACCAGACTCCGGTGCTCCAGCGTGGACTGCAACGTTCAATTTTATCCCCAATGGCTGCGTGATTCTCTTTGGCCGGTGCAGAATTTTCAAGGGAACGAAAAATATCGACACGATCGAAACGATCTACAGCGATTTGACGGCAGGCGTGGTGCCAAATGTTAGGCACGAAACCGGCGATAAAGTCCTGTACTGCGATGTGGCGGCGGCTGCTGCGCCTGGCAAGATTTGCACCACTGCCGGTACTCCGGGCACATTCAAAAACATGGCGATACTGGCCGCATAATGCTCCGCGTAGGCCAGCGCAGGAAGTTCGTGCGGCTCGCCGGCGGTACAGGCGGCTCAGGCGGCGGCTCGTTCCCTTCATTCTTTCTGCCGCTGGATGATCTTGGCAACGGCATCGTCAACACGGTTCCGGCGCTGGCCTCTGGCTCTCCTACTGCCACTTTCACCCGCGCCTCGATCGCGTGGACGAAATTATCAAGCGGGCTCTGGGGGCAGGTCGCAACCGGCATAGCCCGCGCAACCTATCTTGGCCGCGATACTGCGGTAGGGCTGTATGGTGGCTACTGGAGCGAACCCGCTGGCGTACAGTTGATCCCGACGACGGCCGCAATCCGAGATATGCGAGACGCCTCATGGGTCGCAGTCGGCATCACGCCTACATTGACTGCAACCGGCATCGACGGTGTACCGAATTCCTGCACAACCCTTACGGCAACTGCGCCGAACGGCACTATTCTGCAAACGCTTGTCGCTGCGGCAACCAGCCGGACGAATAGCGCGTTCGTGCGGCGCAGAACTGGCAGCGGCGTGATTCTACTCAAGCAAGGGACCGCCACGCAGGATATTACGGCGAGCCTGTCCTCGATCATCTTCACCCGTCCGCAGTTGAACGACAACGAGCTTAACGTCGCCTACGGCTTTCAGATGGCGACGAGCGGAGATCAGATTGATGTGGACTTCAACCAGTTCGAGCCGCTGGCCGCAGCGCAGTTTGCAACGAGTCCGATGGCGAGCACTGGCGCGGCGAGGGCTGCGGACGTCCTGACGTTCCCGAGCGTTGGCAATATCGACTTCACGCAGGGGACCGCCTATGCGGAATTGAGCACGAATTATTCCGCCGCCGGAAGCAGCGTATGCGAGGCGATTGCAGCCACATCAAGCGGACGCATCATGTATCTCAATGCCACGGATGTAAGCACGGTAATCAAGATGTTTGATGCCACAACGGTTACTCAAAAATCCCCTCTTACCGACATGAACGGCGTGGTGAGAAAGCGTGCGAGTTCCTGGGGTGCGGCGGGGCAGCAGATTACAGGAGATGGCTTAGCTCCTGGCGTGGGCGCGTTCGACGGAACGATGGGATCAGGCGCCGGTATCGAAATCGGGCACAGCGCTGGTATCAATCAGTTGAACGGCACCATTCGCAATGTCAAAATCTTCCCGTCTCAAGTTAGCGCAACTCAATTATCGGCACTAACAGCTTAAGGAGATCACGATGGCAGTAATCACACTGACTGCGACCGCAGGCCAAGCCGCGAGCGTCCAGCACGATGTCGGCAAGGCACTTAATTTGGGGCGCGACGCGACGCTCGCGGAAATTGCGCAATACCTACGGGATAATTTGGAAGCTCTACATCGCCAGATCGCAATTAACGAAAGCGTGGCAGCGTTGGTTGTAAATCCGCTATCCCTGACCTAGATGATTCCCATTCGCGTCGCAGTTGGCGCATAGACGGCGCAGCGCCAAACAGCGCATAATGCTGCGCGATGCAAAATCCTCCCTCTCGTCACTTCTTTCACACCTCGGCGCGCGATCTGTTCGGCCTTCTGATTACTGTCGTATTCGGCGTTTTGGTCTTCTTGCTGCGTCAGCACTACGAGCAATAGCACATGGACATGCCCGGCATGCGTGGAGAGATTGTTCGCACGCTCGTTATGGCGATGGCGACTACGATCTTGGGATTTGTCGTTGCTGGCGTTACCGGCGTTTTCGGGAAGATCGACCAAATTCCTGCAATACAAAAAGAGCAGAAAGTGCAATCAGATCAGGCGATCGTGTTCCGGGAACAGATGGACAAGGCCAAAGAGAATTCCAACGATCTAAAAATCGCTATCGCTGGCTTTTCCGCAGAGCACCGTTTTTTGATTGAAACCGTGAAAGAGCTTAAGGACGAACTGGCGGCGGCGAGGCGGGCGCGGTGATGGATGACGAAATACGCCGTTCCGTATGGTCCGCAGTCCGCTCAATGCTTATCGCTCTTGGCGCGTGGGCCGCCGGTAAGAATTTGCTCGACTCCGAAACGGCATCCGCCTTGGTCGGATCTCTCATGGTCGCGCTGCCCGCGCTTGTTGGCGTGCTTGAAAAAATAACGGCGGCGCGCAAGGCGAAGGCTGATCTAGTCGTAGCGGTTCGGGTGGGTCAGACCATCGCTGACGGAACCGTAGGCGCTACTCCGCTAGTGGCCGCTTCAGAAGTACCGACGCTCATCAAGATCATCGCGCCGAAGTTGCCTCCGGTTGATGCGCTCGCCGGGCACACTTAACGATGGTCCTCAATGCCGAAAATCTCGCAATCGCCGTCGCAGCCTACGCGCTCGCGTGCGGGGCGGTGCTCTTACTTTGCAAATGGATTCGATGCTGAGACAACGCGGCTATATTAAGTGGGCGGACATCGGCATGGCGCTTGTCGCCGCGCTGCTGTTTGTCGCCTTGCTCGTCATGCTTGCGGAACATTGATTCGACCGCGCTGGCGCGGAACGCCAGCAACTTGACTGGAGATAAAACCCATGAAAGACGAAATAGAATATGCGATCAAGATACTGACCGGAATGATCAATGCAAGTATGAAAAGCGATGACGCACTGAAAATCACGCAGGCCGCGTTAAATCTAACGCACGCGTTAGCGATGTTAGACAATATGAATAGTGGCCGGACTACACTTGGCTAGGCGTAACACAATGAGGCAGGAAACTGCCTCTTGTTTTTTAACGAGACACAATGCACGCAGATCACTGAACCGTACAGACTTTCCCGCTTCAACCTGCTAGGATTCGCTGCGAAATGGAACTTACCGAAATCATCGTGCATGTGGACAGTATCAGCGATGCACACCTGAAACATACATTGCTTTATATAATCAAAAAGGAAACTCAGATCATGGCTACTTTGACGCAGTTACAAACCGCTATTACCACCATCCAGACCGATGTCGCTACGCTTACTGCCGCTCTCGTTGGCGATGTCATCATTGCGCCTGCCGATTCCGACGCCCTGCTCGCATCCTTGAACGCGCTTGCGGCCTCGATCAAAGCGATCGTGCCGGCGCCCGCAGTCGTACCCCCGGCGGCTTGATGCGAAAACTACTCGGCGCGTGCTTGCTTGCGTTCTCCCTGGCGCTGGCTGGATGCGCGACCGACCAGGCTACCGGCAATGTCGTCCTCGTCACGCCCAAATCGCCCACGCAGTCCGTCTACGCCTTGGAAATCAGCCTGACCGCAGCCGTCAACGCCGTGGCTGATCTGCACGATAAGGGCATCCTCGTTGGGCCGAACTACGAGCGGGCCAAGGTCGTCGAGGCCCAGGCGCACGCGACGCTGATTGATGCGAGGAACGCGGCCATGCAGCAAGATGCGACTCGGACTCAGGTCTACCTGACCACACTCGCAAGCCTGGTCGACGACCTCGCCAAACTCAATGGCGGTGTCAAGTGAACCCGGCATTGGTAGCGTTGCTCGCGCAGCTCGCCGAGGCGGGATTGCAGGTCTACACCACCATGCACGTCGCGGCGACGGCGCCGAACCCGAATCTGGCGATTGTCTCTGCCTTGATCCCGGTCGCGGCGGGCATCTCCCAGGCCATGCTTCAGGCCGGCGGCATTCTCCAGCAGGCGCAGTCCGAAAAGTGGGCCGAGAACGATCCGCGCTGGCTCGCCCCGTTCTCGGCTGCGGATACGGCGCTCGCGGCGGCGGAGGGTAGGTTGACGTGAGCTTGTGGTAAAGTATCGAAGCCAGCGCGGTGTATTCAGCACCGGCTGGCCTCTCACCGAGCCAACCTTTACAGGAGGTCAACATGGCTGCTTCAAATCCTAGCAGAAACACGACCCACGGACTTGCTGCAAGAGGAAAGATTCATCCCTTGTATCGTGTTCTGAAAAATATCGAAGCGCGTTGCAATTGCTCAACTGCCAGTCACTATGAATACTACGGTGGCCGCGGAATATCAGTATGCGCAGAATGGGCGAATGATCCTCTGTCCTTCGTTACTTGGGCGCTTGCGAATGGCTGGCGCAAGGGATTGGAAGTTGATAGAAAAGAAAGCAACGGGAATTACGAACCGGATAATTGCCGCATTGTGGCGCACCGTGAAAACTCTCAGCACACGCGCAGAATCAAGACGACCCCTGACCAAGCAAGGCGAGCACGCGAAATGCTTACGGGCGGAGCTAGCATTAAGGAGATAGCCGCCGCTATCGGCGTTACCTACATGGTGGTATGGCACATCAAGAACAGCCCTGACGTGTGGAGTAATGTATGACGTTCGATGACGCATTTGACCGGCTCATGATCAATGAAGGCGGCGAGGTAAACAATCCGAATGACCCTGGCGGCCATACCAAGTATGGGATCAGTCAGCATAGCTACCCGAACGAGGACATTTCGGCCATGACGAAGGAACGTGCCAAGGTTATCTTCAAGCGCGATTTCTGGGACCGCGTGCATGCAGAAAACCTATTTGACGGCGTTGCTTGGCAAGCGGCGGACTTTGCGTATAACAGTGGTCCAGAAACGGCGGTGCGCTACCTACAGCGGGCGTTAGGCGTTGCCGACGACGGCCATTGGGGGCAGATAAGCCAAGCTGCCGCAGATGCCTCAGACGAGTCAGATACGATCATGCTCTTACTCAGCGAGCGCCTGCAATTCATGACGCACCTCAGCAATTGGAATAGCGCGGGGAAGGGATGGGCGCTCAGGATTGCGCAAGACTTGCGGTATGGGGCGACTGACTCTTAGGCTTTGAAAATGGCGCTCGCCTGACCGCTCACCACGGTATTCCTCCGTCTGAATCCTGCTGCGCCGGGTCTTGCCTCAGGAGGCAGCGGGCGCATATCCACTCTCCCCTGCGCCGTTCCAATAGTTCACGCGCCATGCTGCTCACGTGTGGCGCGAAGTAATTGCCCTCAGAAGTCTCAAGGCCGATGTACTTTTGCAGTACGTTGTCAGGCACGCGCTGGAACTCGTCATTCGTCTCTGCGCTCATTTCGGCCTCTTGTACTCATGTACCGGTAAATTACAATGGACGCACGCGCCCTGATACCACTCATGTCCACAGCACCGTGCGGAAACGCTGACCGCATCGCCCGCAGGGATGGGCGCGGCGTAAAGTTTCATTGTGTCTGGATACAGCGCATATCGTCCAGGGAATAATTTATAGCCTTGATCGTCCGTTTCGCCTTTTTTGATTGTGTGAAAACACGTAGCTTTTACCGGCTCCTGCCGCGCCGCAGCCGCGATCTTGGCATCAGCCTGCATTCGTTGATGCGTCTGTTCGTCGGCGTATAACTCAGCCTTATTTCTGCGATCTTCCGCAGCCGCGAGTTGCTCGCGCAGGTGCTTTACCAGTGGTATGCACTGCCGCTCGCACGTATCCCATTGTTGGCAACACGGCTGTATGTATTTGTTCATCAGCGCTGCATAGTCTGTTTGCAATCGGGAGATTTCCTCGGCCTGTGAGCGGATAAGCTCGGCCGCATTGATACACTCAGGCCAGTTCATTCCGTCCAGCGCAGCCAGCAGGTTTTCGACTTCGGCGGTCATTTCTTTTCTCCATCGCGTCTGAGCAGAGCATCGAATCGCTCTTTCCATTCGTCGCGTTCTTTAGTTGCCTTGTGAAAACTGGCGAGGCACGCTGCGTAATCGATCTTTACATTGTTCAGCGTATTGCGCGCTCTATTCAAATCTGACTTGCATCGGCGCAGCATCGTGGCGTCAGACGGCGATTTGCTCATATCTCCACATCCACAGCGACAATGCGTATCCCGCGCCTGACCAATTCCGGCCACCACGCGACGCGGTAGGCGCGCATCGCGTGCTCTGCCGCGCGCAGCGGGCAGCGGAATATCCTGCCGCTGAGTCTGCCGTTCGCACGGCGCACGACGAACCATTCGCCCTTGTCTTCGATTCCTGCCTTGCGGCGGCTCACTTGATCGCCCGCAGCTTTTCGACCATGGCGGCCACTTCTTTCAGAAACACCGTAATTTCTGCTCGCATGGAGACGATGTACATTGCATCGCGCGGCACGCTCTGCACATACAACTGCAAGTGTTCCGGCATACGAGGATCGAAGCTGACGAAATCGCATGATTGCAAATCCCATGCGTCAAGCCCTCCTTGCACCTGGGCCGTGTGCTCTTCCGGCATTCCGTTGAGGATGGTTTCGATGTGGTTGAACGGATTGTAGGGACACTTGATTTCAATGGTCCGTTTGTCGTTAGCGATGCCGTCTGACGATACGCCACACCATTCAATCGTCGGATAGTGCTTGAATCCGACTTGCTCGACTAAAGCGCCTGTTTTAGCCTCATAGGCGCAACGCGCGGCTGCCTCGTTCGCCAGTCCCCATTGCATCGCGGTGCTGAAATAATAGTTGCTCGGCTTACTCGTCAGTCGCTCGATTACCGTTTCCATCATGTAGTTGTAGCGCGCTGCCGATGGCTTTCCGCTTTTTAGCTTGCGGGTAATGTCATCGAATCTGGAACCTGTAGCGTGCCCGATTCTTGACTGCAACCATTCGATGCTCTGCTGCTCGCCCTGCTCAAGGAATTTGTCGAAATCGCTCATGCTGTTTCCTCCGGTTTCCGCGCTTCGGCTGCAACGCGCTCGGCCTCATGCTTTGCCAGCCACGCACGCACCTTCTGCGGCGTGCCGTAACGACATAAGATAGGCGTCGATCGCCGCCGCGATGCCGGCATAAGGGCCATACAGGTTGATTCGAGCGCGCAGCATCCGAATCGCTTCCTCCGTGTCAGCCGCGAATTGCCGTTTCCGCTCGTCCTCGCGCCGCGCGTCCTCGATTGCATCGCGCTCCGTCTTGGCCTTCGCCTCAGCTTCCTCGCGCACCTTGCGCGCGGCGTCGTCGATCCGCTGCTGCTCCTGCCTTTTGGCCTCGGCCAGAGCCCGCGCCTCGGCGTCTATCTTTTCGCGCTCCTGGCGCAGGCGCAGTTCCTCGGCGTCCCGTACTTTCTTTGCCTCGGCCTCGGCCGCTTCGCGCGTAACGCGGGCAACCCTATCGGCTTCCTCACGGATCAGCCGCGCAGCGCGTTCCTCCTGCTCGATCCTGGCTCTGGATGCGCGGGCTGCTTCCTCGGCTTCCCGCTGCGCGCGGGCAATTTCCGCCTGCTGGCGCGCAATCTCTGCGCGCTGCTCTGCCATGCGCCTTTCCTCCGCAACCCGCGCCGCTTCCTGCTCGGCGAGTATCCGCCGCTTTTCGGCCTCGATCGCAACTTCGCGCGCGCGCTGCTCGGCCTTTACCACATCGTCAATGGCCTTGGTCACTGGGTCTTCCAGCACCGCCAAGCGCGCGGCAATGCGCTTCGCTTCTGCATCGACCTTTCGCCCGTACAGCAAGCTCGCTTCCTTTTCCCGCACGCGTGCATTCTCAAGCGAAATGCGGTAGGCCGAGATTTCCTTCTTTGCCGCCTTCGCTACCGCGAGTCCTTCCGGCGTTGTGGCGTCATAGATTACGTTGAGGAATTTCTGATCCAGCGTGGCCAGCGCGGCTTCGATCGGCTTGAAAACTACCACTTCTTCCTGGCTCATTTTTTCTCCGCTCCCTTCAAAATTTTCCTCCTGGCTAGAACCGCTGCTCTCAATTCTTCGTGCGCTGCAATGTCACCTATGGCGGTCGAAGCGTCTAGGATTTGCCGCCATACCGCTTCAACTTGTTCCATCGATTCCGCCATTTCCACCGCGGCGAGCCAGTCGGCCAATGCTTTATCCGGCATCACTTTCTTGTCGCGGTTGCCGTCGTTGTCGTCCATCGTGGCAACGTTGAAGATCATGCAGATCAGGTAGCGCCGCGCATAGCTATTCGTGCTGCCGGTCGCGTGCAGGCGCGTCTTGTTGACATTGCCTTTGATCCCGGCCTCATCTGGCGGCATATCGATGTGGTACTGCCGGCTGTGGCCGGCGGCGTGCGACAGGATCGATACGATGCGAATATCCCCGGCCTTGGGCGCATCCGCCGTGTCGAAGCTCAGCGCAAATCCCTCCGCTGTGTAGATCGGAGAAATGGCCTCAACAATGGCCTCTAGCTTGGCGTACTTGCTGTCTGTCTGCGTATTCGAGGCCTTGCGAGCCACGGTAGGCATAAGCGCCTGGGCGCGGGCAAGGGCGGCATTGAAGGCCGTCTCCGCGTCGTTTTTCACCATGCGCTCGTGCAGGGCGTAAAGGCGCTCGATCTTGCTCAGGTCCGTCGCAGGGTCCGCAGCCGCGCGCACGATCGCTTGCAGCAAGGATTGCTCGGACTGCGCAACCGCCGGCACGCGGTCTTCGGCGCGCGAATACGGCACTACAAGGGTTTCGTCGCTCACGGCTTTTCCTTCTTCGGCGCGTTCGCGGCGCGCGGCTTGCGGGGCTTGAAGTTGACCGCCTCGATCACCTTGCGAAGTTCCAAAGTTTCGACGCTCTGCCGGAACACTTCTACCTCTACCGGCGGGGCGCCCAGGTCGGCCATCGGGTTGCACTCGGTAACAGTGACTTTGAACATGCGTTTCTCCCTCCTTTTTTTCGCCAAACCCCAAAACCTTCCGGAAAGATCCGGACGGCGTTTTCTTGGTTAACCCCAATAAAAAAACAGGGCAACCCCTTAAAACCATCCTTTGCTATCGGTTTATCGCTTCTGGTGAATCCCGAGAAAGCCGAGCCCCTACCGCAAAAAAAGCGGTTTCGCTTCGGCCATCGCCTCCGGAGCCATCCGTCGGTCGCCGTGTCCAGACTTCTCGCCTCATGCGCTGCTTGATAGAGACATACCGGCATGCTCTGGACGTTCGCCCACACTGGCCGCTTTGCCCTGCCACGGTAACGGCCTTGCGTATCGACGCTTGCCCCGCGTCGTAGGTGCCACGGCAAGCGCGGCGCAGTGAAAAGCCCTTTGAGGGGCGCACCCAGATATGGCAGCCCTTGGACGGACAGAGAAACGTTTTCGGGTATCCAGATACGCCCGTCAAAGGGCTCGAAACATTCTCTATCTGATGCTCGACTGCCAAGCCGAGGCGCTGCAATTCACAACGCGATTTCAACTTTAATCTCCCTTTTTTTCGTTGTCAACTAGCCTGCATTCCAAGCCCAATCAATACCCCGACAACTGCGCCAAAGGTGCCCAGAATCCAGAATCCAATCATCCCGAGGATGAATGCCGCTGGCGCTACCGCAAGTGCAAAAATGCAGGCCATGACGATCAGAACAGTGTGCATCGCTTCTCCCTCCTTCGTTGAAAATCTATGAGCCTTGGCGCATCGGCCTTCCGGCCAGGTCCAGGTCGCTTTGGTAACTCATTGCGCTGCTCCACGCATTAACCTCCAGCCTTTTGTGTAGTAGTACTCACATATCCTGCATCGGCGTGTTCCGGCTTTTAGAACGCGAGTGTTTTTTTCATTAAACTCATGTCCATGATCGCAATGTGTCTTTGCCGCATTTGTTACGGTTATATTTGCCCCTCTATGGGTATTGGTGTTGTGACTCACTGTGTTATTTCGTACCGGTTCCGAATGGTAGGGAATATGTTTCCATGTTTTCCTGTTTTTAATATTGTAGATAGTGGTTTCTGTAGTTCCGTAATCCTTCGCAATCTTACCGTACGGCCTTTCGTCATTGAGAATCGCTTTAACCGATGTCTCGTTTAATTGTGAGTTACCATTTCCTTCGCCTACCGCACAATTGCCGCTGCGCATCGTGTCTATAGCGTTCTCTTTTGGAGTGCCTGCGTATAAGTGGTCGGGGTTCACACATCTTCTGTTATTACATTTATGACATATGAAAAGACCATCAGGGACAGGACCGTTGTGCAAAGTCCACGAAAAGACGTGCGCTCTATAGTGCTTATATTTAATATCGAGTCGGCCATATCCATCTTTTTCCGTTGAACCTAGCCAATTCCAGCAACTCTCTGTTTTTTCGACCCGCAACCAAAAGCGCTCGATTGGATCAACAAATCGTCCAAGCAAGGTATGCCTTATCATTTTCCTGGCCTCAATGGACTGCCGTAGGTGGTTAAATCACCTTCTGCGGTGGTGACGTGGCGGTCGGCGCGTTCGTCCGGTTTGTCGTCGCGAAAATCGGCTGGAGTCAAATTGAGTGCCCAGTAAGCTCCGCGCGCAAATCCAAGCATGTACAAATCGTCAATCGCATGTATGCGAACAATTTTTGGCATTTCGCCAAGGTCAACTTCAAGCTGGCTGCGAGCAGCGGCTTTAATATCTGATAAATTCATTTCTCACTCTCCCTAATCCGGCGCTCTTCCCATCCGTCGCCCGGCGCGTCCTCCGCTGCGATCTGCGCCTTGACGCAGCGAGCGCAGTAGTACCGTGCTCCGTCCCATTCGCGGCCATCGTCGTGATCGGTTTCGCCCCAGGTCTCGCAGACATAGCAGATTTCGTAGCTCATACGATCAACACCTTTCGAATGTTGATGCTGCACTGATCTGGTTTATCCGATTCACCGTACCAGCACAGCAGCCATTGCCAATCAGCAGGCGCGCATTGCCGATCGAAAATCCCATCATGCCGCCGCCACATTTTGCCGGGATAAACGCCTGTCGGCAGGGTGCTTGAGTATTCATGCAATGCCTTGAATGTGCAATCGGTCATAAGCGCGTGCGTGTCGTCAATCGTAATCGCGCTCAATGGCGGTTGATCCCAATGCGCGCCTAGCGGATCAGTAATCGCAGGAATCACGCTTTCCATTTTGGCGCCCTCGAATTGCGGTCAAGCACGTAAATCCCGCGCTTCCTGAGGTAAGCAATCGCCCTCGCGCGTTTTTCCTCCATCGTCACCGCGCGGGGCAGGGGATCAGCCGGGCGCTCGATTTGCTTTACCAGTCTGAGGCGAAATTGCATGGTCATCCTCCTAGAAAATCCTCCCTGACTCTCACTTATTCGCCTGCATTGCGGCGTCGATTGCTGCGTCGATTTCCGATGGCGTACTCGGCGCATTAAACGGCGGTTCTGTCGGCAGGAACCAGCACGCGGCAATGTCCATGTGTTTCTGATCTCTCAGCCACCGATACCGTGCTGCATCCCGTTGAAGGTAGGCAAGATCGGCCGCGGCAATAGGCACAACGCAATGCTCATCCATCATTCCTTTCTCTCCCATTGCGCATGTTCGCTTTGCCAGCAACGCAGGCAATAACCAATAAATACGCCCAGTGTTCCTGGGATAAGGATGCAAGCCCATATCGGCCATTCAGTAATTTTCCAGCCCTCTCGGCGAGCGTATCATGCGGCGTCATATTATTAGCGGCGCGCATCTGGATTAACAACGCACATTCCTCTGGCTGCGGCTGCGGCTTGCTGACACGAATTAGCATCGTAGTACCAGCACTGCCAGCCAAAGCCGGCAACGACGCAGAACGGCGCTCCGTTTGCTATCGCCGATTGCGAAAGCGTCAGTGCGATCAGTACGATTACGGTTCTCATGGTTTTCCCTCCATTATCCTGCCTCAAGTGCGCAGTCAGCGTCGGCCTCATAACCGGCGGAAACTGGAACCTATGGCATATCATCTATTTCAGAATACCCGCACTCGTTGCAGGTCCAGACGTAGTAACCGCAGCCGTCCGCGTCGAATTCTTTTCTGCGCGTGCCGGTTTCATGCGGGCAATTGCCCATCGCGCGTTCCATCGCGACATGCTCGCGCAGGGCCATTGCTTGCGCTTGCTCGCGCTCGATCTTATTGAATGCGTTGCGCGACATTATTCCATCCACTCTGCTGTCGCGCAGAACCCGCACCCACACTCAGGATCGGGCGCGGATTCAAGCTCGGCATAGTCGTCGCTCCCGTACTCGATGCCGTTAGACCCTGCAATGTTGACCGCGACGGATTGAAAATCTCCACCTTCAAACTGGAGTCGGTGCGATTGGGCGAGCAAACCAGGTTTCATTTTTCCGTTCTCCGTGTGCGTTAAAATTCCATCACCTCGGCCAGACTCGCTACCTGCGAGCCACTTCAGCCGAAAACGCTTTTTCCGCCTCGCCCTCCGGGTATTCGTCGTATTTTCCTGCCGCTACCAGTGCGTCGAATTCAGCATTCAGCGCGTCGCACTGCTCCTGCGTATAGCCTGCGGTATTTTCGAGTGTGAACATTTTTATCTCCCGGTTTCGCGCCGCCGCGCAGCGCACAGTTGCAATCCTACGCATGTTTGTGCTAGTGTGTCAACTATTTTGTAAATACGCGGATTGTATATTATGACAGCGGACGAAGTGCGCGACTTGATACGCGAGCGGATCGGCGCTGGCACTCAGGTTGATTTGGCGCGCAAATTAGGCGTATCTGGATCGTATTTGAGCGATGTTCTCAAAGGTTCACGCGAACCGGGCGGCAATTTGCTCGAAGCACTCGGGCTAAAGCGAGTCGCGGACTACGTGCCAAAACGCAAAGGAAAACCGGCATGATCGCCACCACCACGCCGGAACTGCCGCCCGAGCGCTGCGGCACTTGCGCGATGTCTCGTCCGGCTGACGACGCGAGCGGGGTATTGCACGCGGCGGGGTGGCTCCAATGTAGCTACCAGCGCGCATGGTGCTATGTGTCGCCCCGGCATCCTTGCCACTTCGAGCCGTCCCGCTTTATCGCCAAACCGGAGCGCAAGCCGTGAAACCGTTTTCGACGAAACGCCATATTTTGCCTGTGCGCCAGATGCAGGTAATGGCGTTGCTGTACGAAGTTTATCCAATGCCGATGCTCGCCGAGCAGATTGCATACGAAGTCGGCATCAGCACCGCACACGCGCATAATCTGCTCGCCATGATGCGCCTCGCCGGGCGCGCGGTAAAGTGCGGACCGGCGCTGTACGGAAGCATTCACCCATGAAAGAACTGATCCCGCCGATCCTGCACCGCCTCGGACAGCTGACGCTCGACCAGCTCGGCGCGGAACTGGGCGGGCCGCACGAACGCACGCTTAGGAGTTGGCTGTCGGACCTGCGGAACGAGGGCCGCGTGCATCAGGTCTATGCCGGCCGCAGTGATCGCAACGGGCGGATTTACAGCTACGAGATCGGGCCGTCATCGAAGCCGCTGCCGGGGATGCGCGCGACGGAATACCGCTGGCCTGCGCCAACGGGGTCTGACCCTGACCGCGTGCGCCGGCTTTTCCGGCTGGAAATGGGTAAGGACGGGTAGGAATGGGCGCGGGCAGGGAAGGGGTCGATCTGTTGAACAAATTAGGCCGTCGCGCATTTTGGCGCGGACTGCGCCGTGGCCGTTTCAATAGGATGATGTGGCGCGACACGTTTGGGCGCGTGCTTTGTTGGTTATCGGGCGAGCATGTGATTCACCAGACTTTCTACGATGAAAACAAACCTCCTGAAACATATTGTCTATGCTGCTGTAAGTGGCTGTATCAGCATGGGCACAAATGGAAGACGAAACCATGAGAGAGAAACAAAAAAACGGCGCTTTCTGGATGGAAAACGCGGCTGACGAAACCAAGGAAAGGAACATGCTCAAGCCATCATGCTCTAGCTTATATCCGTTCGTAGGCATTTGCCCACATTGTCATTATGACCACGGTACTATGGACTTTCAATGGCAACAATTGCGCAAAGCCGTGTCTGAATTTGAACGCACGCGCTGCACCTGCGGAGTCTCGACGACGTTGGGAGTCGTACATCGCGCCGATGCGCCATGCTTTCACTTCACGGAGCACGTAGCATTTACGTGTAGAGCCCAGAAATCCGACCCGCCGCAGGATTGCGATTGGCCTTTGTGTGCGTGCGATCCACACGCCGAAAGCGTTATCAGGACATTGGACGATAGAGGCGCAACCATCGTGAACAAGGCGCCTGCGAGCGTGGAGCGAGAGGCTAGGGATGGGTACGAAGGTTTCGGCACAGCGAAAGACATTCCATGAACGACTTAGAAATTACGCTGTGGTGCGCAAGGTCCGTGGATGCCGAATCGCCAGTCGGCTGGAAGAGAGCTTTTCAACCAACGGTCACACCTCTTCCGTACTGGCCGCTGACCAACGATGAGCAATGTTTCGATCTGATAAAGCGTTTTCGGTTGAATATCGGCCAGTTATCAGGCGGGTGCAAAGTATTTACTCAGTTCGGTCCAGATAATGAGGTAGTCAAAGTCTATGAGGCAGACGACGACGATCTTAACCGGGCTGTTTGTAAGTGCGTCGCAGAAATGCGGATGGGCATGGAAGAGGATGATCTTAATAAAGATCGATAGGCGCATATAGCGCTATGTAGCGTTATATAATTTTCAACGCGCGGCCCGAGTGCTAAACTGCCGCGCAACCGGCGCGCGGCGGTTCCCTCCCCACAGCCGGCCAGGCCCTGGATTTAACGGCGCTCGCGTACCGTCTGGGGCCGATTGAACGCTCGACCGCGCGTCTCTCCTATCAGCGCGCCGGAGAAGCTAGGCCGGGGTCGGGCGTGACGTCCGCCCCGGCCGCCCACATCGAGGTGCACTTGATTATCAGCCGCAGAAAGCCCGGACCGGACCACTCGGCGGTGATGCGCGGGATTGCGCGCATGCGCCGGTTCGAGCGGGAGCGGGCGCAGTGGATTCGAGAACATCAGGGCGCGACCCACGACGAGCTGCGCCGGGCGATGGATTTGCTTGCGGCGCGGCTGACGCCTGGGTGGTAGGCGCGTTTGATTTTTCGCCCCGCCTGCGCTAGGATTTGATCTCGTCCGGCCTGCAACCGGATAGTCCGAAGCGAGACCAGCCCCGCCGGTGCCCACTACACTGGCGGGCGCTCGCCTTCCCGCAACCCTTAGTGGGGGAGACCAAAATGAGTACCTATTCGGAAAAACTGCGCGACCCGCGCTGGCAGAAAACTCGTCTCGAAATTTTGGCGAGGGATTATTGGTCGTGTCAGATTTGCCACGATACAAAAACCACATTGAATGTCCACCACCGGTATTACGATTACGGCGTTGAGCCGTGGGACTATCCCAAATCCGCGCTTATTACGCTGTGCCAGCCGTGCCATGAATTAGAGGAAAAATACAAGCGGGATTGGGATGCGACATTCATAAGAACAATGCGCTCTGCCGGTTGTTTTAATCGGGAATTGTCTGCATTGGACGAGCTTTTTTCAGTTGAGGAATTGAACGAGTATGACTGGCGCATTTTGACCGACTATTTGCGCGTGCTCCTGCCAAATAGAAAAACGTCGCCAGAGTGGGACAAAATATCGCGGGAGGTTATCCAATCATGGCTGGATCAGCGCAATAAAGCTGCCTGACAATGGATAAACCGCTGCCCGCGCCGCTCGTTCCAGCCGAGGTAGATTTACGCGATTTTCCGTACATGCCGCTCGACATTGAACGGCTGATGCAGTCGGATTTCTGGGCGCTTTCAACCCCCGAGCAATTCAAAGCCGGACTGGCGCTGTGGTGTCACGCATGGCACGCGATACCCGCGGGATCGCTTGACGTCAACGAGAAAGTGCTCGCTTTACATTCAGGGGCCGGCATACGCTGGAGGTATGTACGTGACTTCGCTTTACACGGCTTTATTCTGTGCTCAGACAACCGCTATTACCATCCTGTAATCGCAGAAAAGGCAATAGAATCATTCAGAAAGCGCAAAAGCGCCAGCAAGAAGGCGAAAGCCGCCGCGAACGCACGATGGATGCTTGAAGCAGTGCATAAGCAATGCACAAGCAATGCTCCAAGCAATGCTCCAAGCAATGCACAAGCAATGCTTGAAAATGCTAAGAGAAGAGAAGAGAAGGGAAGAGAAGGGAAGGGTTTACCGAGCACCGTACTTAATCAGCCCGAAAAGCCGAACCCGAAAACCCGAAAACCCAAACCCCTCCCCGAAGAGATTCCAAAACCCGAACCCCCGAAAACCAGATGGTGGGACACGGATGCCGGAGTCGTTTCGACCGCCAAAACCCTCAACCTGCCGTCAATCACCGGTGAAACCATCCACGCCATGAAAGATCGGTGCTTCGCCGAGATCGAGCGACTCAAAGCCGCAGGCGCAACCCCGCTGCCAGCCATCAAACCACCGTCCTGCGCTCGCTGCGGTACACCGTTCGCCAACGGCGGATTCACGTCCATGTCCAGCGGCAACGTGTGTAACCCGTGCTATGCCGCCTACCTGCGTTCTGAATGGCAACCGCCTCAACCCGCTCAGACTCCACCGGCAGTCTGAGCAAAACCCCGATCGACTGCGCGCGCTTCGCGCTTGCTGTGTGTCTGGATTTTTACGCGGGGCATTCCGCACCAAAACAGGGCAGCCAAGGATTTGACCGTTAGGCCGGCGGACCATTTTGCCGCCGCCGGCAAAGGGTAGGGGCAAATTGCCTACCCCCTGTGCGTAAATCTGTGGATAACTGCGGGTAACTTTTTGCGCTATAGTTGCGCTGTGCGTTCCGACGGGAGCGCGCACGTTGTTCCCAGGCCGCCGGCGGCGCTCGTATCGCTGCTGGCGCCTTCAACCCATACGAGGGGGCCAGCGCTTGAAAAAGTGGTGCCCAGGCTGCCAAGCCAAACTGCCCGGCCGCGCGTTCGGCGACAACAAGTCCACGAAGGATTTGAAGATGCCGTATTGCCGCGAGTGCATGGCCAGGATCGTCCGCGAGCATCGGGTGCGCGTGGGGAAGACGCAGCCGGGGAGAAAAGTGGGCCGCCCTCGTAAGGCGGCGGCACCATGAGCGGACGATGGCTCACCGAGGCGCAGGTCGAGCAGCACCAGCGCAAATTCGGCAAGGTGTCGCTCGTGACGCTGGCGGCGAAGGCGAGGCTTGCGCCGGTAAAGCGGGCGACCCGCAGCGACCTGGAGGCCGAGCTTGAGCGGCAAATCGCCTCGGCTGGATTGCTTGGGGCGAAGTACGACTGCGTTTATCTCGTCGGCAGCCGTTGCCGTGCCGACATCCTGTTCGAGGCGCAGCGGCTCGTGGTGGAGGTGCAGGGCGCGGTGCATCGCATCAAAGGCAAGGCGCACGCCGATATCCGCAAAGCCGCCGAATCGCTGCTCCAGGGTTATCGATTGCTCCCGGTAGACAAGGACTCGATTTATGATGGTTCCGCACTGCGCTGGATTCAGCAATTACTGAAAGGAGGATGAGCATGGCCGAAGCACAGCAGGACGACCTGACCTACGAAAACTTGAGCGTGAGCAACTTTGCCGCGCGTCAGAAAGGCATGCACCTGAGCGAAATAAAGGCTGCTCTGCCGGAACTGGAGGCCGCGTGCAATCGCGCGATAGAAGCGAGCGAGGCATTCTCCGACCTTTGCACGCTGATCGGGTTGAAGGCGCACACTGACGCGGCAGTGGTCAAGACCTTTGTCACGGCACGCTGCAAGGACACCGAAGCGAAGAATCTGAACAAGGCCGAGCAGCTTCAAATCCTCTTCGGCGAATTCGAGTAGCGCCGTGGATGTCAAGCTAGAGGACTTCCGCGCGCTCCTGGGCGTCGCGCAACTTGCGGCAGGAATGATCGTCAGCACCGGCGAGCGGCACGCGCCTATCGTTTTCGGCGCAAAGATCGCGGGCGCCGGAAAGTACGGCCTCATGACGCCAATCCTTTGCCGGAACGAGAAAAAGAGCGATCTCGTCGATGCGCGCAACATGCTCAACGTGCTGCTCTCCAAGCGCGTAATCGACATAGGAATCTTCGTTTGCGAATCGTGGGTGCTGAGTGAAGGCACAGACGCCGAGAGAGCGGAAGCGGACGAGAACGGCCTTGAGCACAACCCGAAGTCCATAAGCGGCATCGTCATGATGATGTATTCGCGCGACGAGGAGCACTGCGTAATCAACCCAATCGAGGAAGGCCCGCCGCGCAAGATGGTGCGTGGCAACATCAAACCGGACGGCGTGGTCGAAAGCGGCAGGCTGTCGATGTATGCCGGCTGACCGCCGCACAAAATGCCTCAGGAATGCCGCCGGAAGCAAATTCCGCTTAACCAGGCTAAGCGGATTTGAAAGAGCGTGCTAAACTGACCCTATCTCACGTCCGCTTGATTTGGTTAAGCGGAAGGCACTGAAAAGCCTAATCGGAGCGTCCTTGAACCTTTCCGCCCTCCACGTACCCATTGACCCAAGTCAGGTCTCCATGCCTGCGCTCCGGGAATTTTCAGCTTTGGGCGACGTGGAGGCCGAAAGGGTTTAACCATGACGAATGAAGGGTTGAAGAAAGCGCGCGAAAAAATGGCCGCGATGCGCGCGGCTGGAATCAAACCGCAACCGGCGGCAAAACAGGAGAGAACCGCAGAACAGCAGCAAAAGGTGGATGCTTATGTGGAAAATATCCCCGTATCTGCCCGCAACATCTGCCAGAAAGCGTTTGCTGGCGAAGGTGGCGCGATGAACGCAATTCGTGCGAAATGCTTGGACTGTTCGTGCTGGCAACGGGAGGAAATCACCTATTGCCGCGTTTTTGCGTGCCCACTGTGGAAGTGGCGCCCGTATCAACCTGGGACCGGCGACAGCGAACCGGAAACAGCCGCAATTTGACATCCGCCGCCATTTGTGGCAAAAATGCGCGCATGTTCAAGCCTTTGCATGATTTTTTGCTGGTAAGGCCCGAGAAAACGCCGGAATTCTCGCCGCTCGTCGTCATTTCCAAGGACCGCATGAACCGAGGCACCGTCGTTGCCGCTGGCCCCGGCAAGTGGTTGCGAATTAAGTCCGGGCTGATCCACGAACCAGAATCAGGCGTGTTCCTGCCGAACACGGTCAAGGTCGGAGACTTTGTGACCTATACCGATTTGGATATCTTTCCGAAGTGGCGCGAGCGCGATGGAATGGAACAGTTCACACTGATCCAAGAGGCTGATGTTTGCTGGATCGAAGAACGCGAACCGGAGCAACAACGTGCCGCTTAAAAAATCAGCAGATTGAATTGAACTCAAGTGGCAACAAGTGGTGCACAACCTGGGAATAACAACGAAGTCAAAGGCAAGCGGTGGTATGCCGCCATTGACCGCGCGCTAGCAAAGCGTTCTCGTGTTTCTGGGATCGCGGCTCTTGATGAACTCGCCGATAATCTGCTGGAATTATGCGCTCAGAAAGATTTGGGCGCGTTGCGTGAACTCGGAGACCGGTTGGACGGGAAATCGCCGCAAGCAATTACTGGTGATGGTGGCGGCCCGCTTATCGTCCAGATTCTGAAATTCAGCGAATCCGATAAAACCGATGCCGGATAATTGCATCCGCTTGCCGGCGCATGATTGGCGACCGCGGCCGTATCAGATGCCGGCCTGGGAAGCGTTGGAGGGCGGAATCAAACGCATCGCGCTTGCTTGGCATCGGCGCAGCGGTAAGGACGACATCGCACTGCACTGGACCGCATGCGCTGCTATGCAGCGCGTAGGCGCCTACTGGCACATGCTGCCAGCAGCGAATCAAGCGCGCAAAGCGATCTGGGACGCGGTGAATCCAAATACGGGCCGGCGCCGCATTGACGACGCATTCCCGAATGAGATATGCGAGCAGCGGCGCGAACAGGATATGTTCATTCGCGTGCGCGGTGGTTCGACGTGGCAAGTCGTAGGTTCGGACAATTTCAATTCCCTACTAGGTTCTCCTCCTGTCGGCGTGGTATTCAGCGAATATGCACTCGCCGATCCTTCCGCATGGGCATTGCTCCGTCCGATACTGGCAGAGAATGGCGGATGGGCGCTGTTCATTTCGACTCCGCGTGGGCGCAACCATTTCGCAAAGCTGGTGACGTTCGCAATGAACGACGCTGACTGGTTCGGGCAAATTCTTAACGTAGAACAAACGAACGTTATATCGAAGGAAACGATTGACCGCGAGCGGCGAGAACTCACAGCGGAGCGCGGCAAGAAAGAGGCGGATGCGATCGTTGCTCAGGAATATTACTGCGACTTCGACGCCGCGTTGCCGGGCTCGTATTACGGCGAACTTATGTCGCGCGCAGAACGCGAAGGGCGTATCGGATTGTTTTCGCATATACCGAATCTGCCTGTTGGCACCGCATGGGATTTGGGCATCGGCGACAGCACGGTGATTTGGTTTTTCCAGCAGCCGCCATCTGGCCGCGTGCGATTAATCAACGTACTTGAGGGTTCCGGTGTCGGGTTGGACTGGTACGCGAAAAAACTGGCGGAGGTGCCGTATGTGTACGCCGATCACATCTGGCCACACGATGGGGACAATAGCGAACTTGGGACCGGCACAACGCGGCGCAGAACGGTTTTTTCCCTGGGTATCAAAGTGCGAGTACTCGAACGCGATGCAGTTGATGACGGCATCCAGGCGGTGCGGCAAATGCTGCCATTGTGCGAGTGGAACACGGAACCGCTGCCGTTCGCAGATGAAACGATGGAGCAATCACGGGCACGGATGGACCGGGCACTAGACGCGATGCGGCAATACCGGCGCGTATGGGACGAAAAGATACAACGGTTCGGGGATGCGCCATTGCACGACTGGACATCGCACACAGCGGACGCTAAACGCTATCTGGCGCGAGGACGCATTCCGTTTCCGAATCAGCGGCCGATTCCACAAACCGTTGAAGAAGTGCCGTCTCACTGGATGGGGTGAAGAATGGGCGCGGATCGAGAATATCTAATCAATGAAGATCGTTGGATTGATGGCGATGAACTCGCACAATATAGGAACAAAGTAGCGATGATTCGCGCGGCCGATCCTTATCGCGCGTGCAGGCAGGACATTTTTAATGCCACTCGCGCTTATCCGATTGATATTCGTATAAAGGCTTTGGAAAAAACCTTAGAAGATGAGCGCGGAATATCATGAACGAAGAACCGTTTTTTATTCCCGCGTGGGCCACAAACGCACTCGGCCAAAAGCAAGCGCGCGAAGTTGCCGACGTTGCGCAGGAATTGCAACTGCTGCGCGCGTTTTTCCAATCCTGGGAAAAGTTGCACGCGATCCAGAATAAGCCAGAGAATAAGCACAAGATGGAGCAGGCCGCGCAAACTCTCGTTGATGCCGCCGATGCAATCAGGATGGCGCGCGGCACGGTGATTGAAGGGAACGCGAATGGCTGACGCGAAAGAGTTGGCTGCGGCTTTGAATAAACTAATACATGCTTGCGAAGATCAGATAGACGATTACGGCAATATAGATACAGCATGCATTGAGGGGAAAAAGTTGTTGCCTGATTACAACGAAACGCCAATCTTTACCGAGTACGGCTAATGTCTGCTGATCCGAACGACGCTGTAGCTTTCATGCGCATGGCGAATGAGGCCGAGTCGCACAATCGTTCTGCTGGCCTTGAAGCGCTGCGCTTTCGCTATGGCGCACAATGGCACGCTCTCGCAATCCAATCGCGCGGCATCGATCGCCCGCAGTTGACCATCAATGAGACAAATACGTATGTGAAAAAGGTGACGAACGCGCAGCGCCAGCAACGGCCGCGCGGCAAGGCAAGTCCGCTTGATGACTTCGCGGACAAAAAGGTTGCCAAGATCGTGACCGGCCTCGGGCGCCACGTCGAAGTGAATTCGGACGCGGACTGCGCCTACGACACGGCATTCGATTTCGCGGCAACGATGGGTTGGGGCTACTGGCGCCTGCGCACGGATTACGTGAGCGAGGATTCGAGGCTCCAGGATATTTTCATTGATCCGATCGACAACCCCTTTACCGTGTCGTTCGATCCGCACAGCAAGCTGCCTGACGGATCGGACGCGGAGCAGGCGCTGATTACGGACCTGATGCTGAAAACGGTGTTCCGCAAGCAATATCCTGACGCGCTCGAATCGGGCTTTAATGAAAATGGCGCGGGCAACAACGACCCCGACTGGATCACGGACCACGAGATACGGCTCGCGGAGTATTTCTACGTTGAACGCGTGCGCGCGAAGCTGGTATATCTCTCGAACGGAATGAACGTATGGGCGGACAGGCTGCCAACAACCGACGTGCTCGCCGCCGCCGGCCTCACTATCCAGGGCGATCGCCAAAGTTTCAAGCGCACGGTGCGCTGGTGCAAGCAGTCGGCATTCGAAATCCTTGAGGAAAAGGAATTGCCTGGGCGCTGGATTCCGATCGTGCCGGTCTATTGGACCAGCGTCATCATTGACGGTAAGCGCATCCTGCGCGGCTTGGTCTACGACGCGATGGACCCGGCGCGGATGAATAACTACTGGCAGACAGCGATCACGGAATGGCTCGCACTCGCACCGAAAGCGAAATGGCTGATTGCAGAAGGGCAAGACGAGGGGCACGAGATAGAATTCAAGAATGCGAATCTGTCCGCCAATCCGGTACTGCGTTACAAGCAGACTGATCTTGCCGGACAGCCAGCTCCGCCGCCGGAGCGTGTGCAGGCCGAAATGCCGCCGCAAGGATTTATCGAGGCCGCATTCATGGCGAGCCAGAATCTTTCTCGCGTCATGGGCGTATTCGATCCGGCAGTGCGCGGCGGCGCGCAACACAAGTCGGACAAAACGCTGAATGCGGAGCGCGGCCAGTCTGAAAACACGAACTTCGACGGCTACGACAATCTCACGCGCAGCATCTGCCATTCGTGGCGCATCATGCTCAGTTATTTTCCAGTCGTCTACGATACGCAGCGCGTGATGCGGATCATCGGCGAAGACGGCCGCGCCGAACTTATCACGCTGAATCAGAAAACGCAGGCGCAGGACGAGCAGGGCAATGCGATCGTCAAGGTGCTGAATGATGTGACCGTCGGTCAATACGATGTGGTGATGCAGACCGGGCCTGGATACGAAACGAGGCGGCAAGAGGGATCGGCCGCAATGCTTGAACTGCTCAATACGCCGCTCGGGGAAAAGATCGCTGCGACTGGGGACGATTTGATCGTGCGCGAGATGGATTTTAATGGGGCCGATCAGATTGCTGACCGCTTGGCCGCCGCCAATCCGCTTGCCCAGATTAATGAAAAAGACGATGTGCCGCCGCGCGCCCAAATGCAGATCAAGGCGCTGCAACAGCAATTGCAGCAGGCCGGCCAGCAGATGCAGGCGATGGCGCAGGAATTGAAGTACAAGGGTCAATTGGAACAACTCAAACAGGATGCCGAAACCAAGCGCGAGTTGATGCGGACCACGGTCAAGGCGCACGAAAACGAAGCGTGGCAACAGGAGGAACGCGAACAGGTGCAGTCAGTCGAGCGCACGCGGATGAATGAATCGGCGGCGGATAATCAGACGAAGATTCTCGTCGAGGAAATCAAGGCGCACGTCGCGCTGCTTTTGGCGAAGATTGACGAGCGATTAGAGAATAAGGCGCGTGAAGGCGCAGAACGCAGCGCAACGCAGTAAGTCACCGGAGGAATACATTTATGAAGGATCAGCACACGCTTATTGCCGGCTACCGCGATCTGACGCAAGCCGAGATTGACTTGATGAACGCAATTAAGGCGAAGTCGGTAGAGCTCGGTACGCTTGTCGAAACGATGCGTGCCGATAAGACGCTCGATCAGCGTTGGGTATCCATTGGAGCGACCGACTGCCAGACCGGAATCATGGCGCTGATTCGTGCCGTTGCGCGGCCAACTACTTTCTGAGACGGGAATCATGGCTGAACCTGCCGAAACCACGCAGGAAACGCCTGCCCGCATCGGCGCGGTAGAGGGCAAGCCGGACGTTGTACTCGTTACCGGCGAGAACTTCGACGCTTTCGTCACGCAACAACTCGGGCCGCCGGCCGGCGTGGCCACTGACGAGAATCCGGATCCTGAGGCCGAGGGCGCTGCGGCTGACAGGAGCGCGGTGCAGTGAAATGATATACACGCCCGCGCAACGCTCACAACTAACAAACGACGCGGTCGGGAGGACGATTCAGTCTCTGATCTGGGAGCCTAAAGGGCGCTACTGGGTTATGACGTTCACCGACGGCGCTGAACTGTGTCTGAGGCTCATGGCAGAAATCGAGGACGTGACGATGGAGTCGGAAAATGGCTGAACCTGCCGAAACCACGCAGGAAACGCCTGCCCGCATCGGCGCGGTAGAGGGCAAGCCGGACGTTGTACTCGTTACCGGCGAGAACTTCGACGCTTTCGTCACGCAACAACTCGGGCCGCCGGCCGGCGTGGCCACTGACGAGAATCCGGATCCTGAGGCCGAGGGCGCTGCGGC